TGGGTGCCGGTCAGAAGCGGAAGCATCCACAGAGTTAAAGGACAGGCTGTCCATATCAAGTCGAGCAGAACTAGCCGACCCCGACAACACAGACGCAAGGGAATTGTTTGATGAAATCGTTGAGGACTTCAAAGAGTGGAAGAAGCAAAATGCCTAAGCGTAAGAAACATACTGAGATAGAAGTTGATTTCTTCACGCCTTTGGAACTTTCTAAGAGATGGCGTGTCTCTGCTAAGACGATACAGAATATGGCAAACGATGGAAGGCTGAGTGCGATTAAGATTGCAAACAGGATACGCATACCAAAACATATCGTATCCCTCATTGAAAAAGGAGAAGTAGTATGCGGGGAAGACTGCTCAAACGAGGTGCTGTCTGGCATTTTAGATACACCAACCCGGAAGGCAAGACGACAACCGTCAGCACTGGCCTTGAAGACAAGAATGAAGCACAACTCTGGTCAACAGAGTTCCTTGCCGAGTTAAACCAACCGAAGAGATTCGTCACGATTGCCGATGTCCTTGACCTTTGGGAAAGGAAGAAGGCGAAGGAAGGTGGCGACATGAAAAAAGGCTATAGCAACCTAAGAAGGCTCAGGAAGGCCTTTGGGGATGTTTCACCCTACGACATACGCAAATCCGTTGATGCCTACATAGAGCGGCGTCAGGGCGAAGTAGCAGACAGCACTATATCCAGAGAGTTGAGTGACCTAAAAGCGGCACTCACATGGGCGCACAACCCACGGGGTGGCGGTTTGTTGACTAAAGCACCGGATAAGGTTTGGTTTAATGTAAAGTCTGGGGTGAGAACAACGGTTGCTACAGTCGAACAACTACAGCGACTGGCCGAGGCGATTGAAGAGGAAGAACCATATGTCAGGACTGCCTTCTACTTAGCGGTGGGAACAGCCCAGCGTGTAGGCGCGGTCCTAGACCTGACGACAGACAGGGTACGCTGGGACTTAGGCCACCTAGACTTTAACAACCCAAACCTACGAGGAAAGCGCAAGGGCCGGTCAACAGTTCTGATACCGGATGAACTGACTGACATGCTAAAACATGCCTGTGATACAAGCCAAAGCGGATATGTTGTGGAGAGAAGTGGAAGGAAGGTAAGCAAGTCTATTCTTCACCATGCGTGGATATCTGCCCGGAAGAAAGCCGGGGTCGAACATCTTTGGTGGCATGACTTACGCCGGACATGGGCAACCATGGCGGCAAGGGAGCGTGTGGATATGATACAGATATCCAGACAACTAGGTCACTCCAGCATACGGATTACTGAACAACACTACGCCCACTTCCATCCTGATTACATGGGAGAGGCACAGAAACATGCCGGACGGATGTTGCAAAATTTCGTCAAACGACCCTAGTTTCGCGTCTTATGGTGCAAAAATGTTGCAAACGCTCGTAACTATTTGAAACCGTTAAAAAGCGGTGGCGGGAGTGAGGCCACTGCACCTTAATAAATTCAATGGGTTATGCCGCTTTGCAACAATTTTGCAACATTATGAAGGAACCCCAAGAGCGGCCAGTCTAACACTGAGCCGCTCTGCTCTCTCCGGGGTTTGCTTTGCCCAACGCGAGTCGAGAATTTCGTCTGAACAATCTAGCCAATGGCCATCGTTGGCCAACTGAATACTGCGCTTGAATTTACTGAGACGCGGTCTGCCTAATTGAAAGCACATATTAGCGAATATATGCTGTGCCTCTTCAGGCATGCCATCGAAGTTGTCAAAGATAATCCGACAGTCGGCAATCGTTACCTGAATGTCCTGCTCGAACAACTCGTTTACACGCTCGTCAGATATCTTGTCGCCAATCTCATCGTAATATTCTGGGTCCTTTAGTGTGACTAAATGTCCAATCCCTACAGTCCTATGACCTTCGCTACAGAGGTACTGGTCATTGCGGCGGCCTTCATCGGCTTCGATTTCTTTGCGAAGTTGTTCAATGTTCATCGGGCTTGCTCCAGATTTCATATGTAGTTGTATGACTGTTCGGCATATCCCATATCGCAACAGCCAAGGCTCTATCTGGTTTCCCGCCTTTACCAAGATAATCTTCTCGCCAGTCCATGTTCACAAACCGTGACGGTCTGTATTTCTCAAACTGCTCACGGCCTTTCTTGCAGGCCCATAGACGCTCAGGACATACCAACGCCATCCGCTGGACCCCAATGTCAAACGCATGGTCTATGAATTGTCGTATGGGTTTGAACGGTGGGTTGGTAATTAGGTTGGGTGTTAGGGCCTCTGTGTATTCAAAGAAGTCCTTACCCTCTTGAATGTCGCCAGAGAGAACAACATTACCTCTAGCCCTCATCATCTCAACTACTCGCCCGTCACCAGCACACGGCTCCCAAATCGCGCTGGGACCCCAGCCAATATTGTCGAGCAAAGCCGTTATCACAGATACAGGTGTCGGATAGAAGTCGTGCTTATTTCTCATGATTGAGCCAGACTGCAAAGGCTCCCGTCATCGCGCCGGTAACTACACTAACAAGTGCGGACTGCTGGGTGGTTGGTTCTGGGAGGCTCATGAACCATTCAACAACTCGCCATGAAGAAATAGACATGCCAATCATCATAAGGCGAGGTAGGAGTTTCCACGCAAGAATGCGCTCCATCGTTAACTCAGCCATCACTTTTTCCTGAACTTATCCAATCCACGGATACCAAGTGCGGCAGAACAAACCAAGAACAAGAGATACTGATACCAATCTGGCAGTTCGTTTAGTCTTTCAAATCCTGTCTTGACGACTCCATCTAAGCCGGGGATGAAGACTAGTACGCATGGGATTAGAATAACTATTGTAACAAGTTCATCTTTCCATGAACTTTTAGTCCCTTCGGCCATGATGATTTCCCACTTACTGTCGTGGGTTGCCGCCGTCTTCATTATCTCAGCCTTGGCCTCTGCTTCTGTCAGCGCGAGGTTAGCCTTGGCTTGCTGTTTCTTTGCCTGACCTTCGAGAAAACTTCCAGCAAGGTTGGCGATTGGACCTATAAAAGATGCCCACATAATTTCTAAACTCCGGGTTTATATTTGCATTGATATGCCTTGACCATCATCCACGGTATTGCACTGTGAATACTGGTAGCCATCTCACCGATGCGCTCGACACAGGCCTCTGTTGTTTGATAAGGCCCTCTACTGTCGTGCGCCTCCAAGCATTGAGGCTCCCCATTGAGGACCCCACAAACCAAGGCGATTGCGTAATACATTTCGGACACACCGAATCGGGCAGGCAATGGCTAAACAGCCAGAGGATTGCCCCGTTCCCTTCCCCATAATTATAGAATTTTGGAAAAGTTGGTGCTTGTTTTGTGTGAAATTTATTTACCTATTCTATCTAGGATTCTTTCCACATTCTCAGCAATCTTATTCCTACGAGCAATAAGAGTATTCAGCCGCTGTTTCTTTGTGGCCGCATCAAGTTTGTCACTACTACGGATTTTGTTTATCTGCTTGGTCAATTCGCTAATGGTCTTTGCCATTTTGTTAATCTGCTTGCGTTGGCCGAGCAACTGACGGTTATCTTTCATCAGTTCCATGGCGGCTTCTCTCTTGCCCTCTTCACGCAAGGCACGGATGCCGGAGTAGATTTCGTTAGCCTCGCGTCTCAGGTCGTAGAGTTCGCCCACCCAACGGTTAGCGGGGTCTGCCCCCTCCCGGATAAACCGGGACACACCGATGGCGTCAGCGAATGGCATGATACCTTCCGGTTTCTCTGGAATAAGTCCAGCCTCAGACAGCACAGTGTCTGTCCCCGCGATGAAGGACATACCGAGAGTTCCGAGATACCCACGAACAAGCGTCTCCAACTGTGCAGGACTTACGCCAACCGCACTGGTTACGCTTCCCAATTGCCTGACAACCTCTGGTGTTGTGACGCTGTAACGCTGGTCTTTAGGTAGGTTCCGCATTCTTGCACTTTCAATATCGCGGCCCCGGAAGAAATCATAATTCGTGTAAACTTCGAGAACAGGCTTGACCACCTGTGGTATCGGATTAAATGAGAAGGTATTCAGGAATGTGTGCGCGGCGGCGTCAGCAACATAACCCATATCCTCATCACCTGAAGCAAACTCCGCAATAACCTGTGGCAATGTCTGGGCAAGCGCACCCACCTCAAAGGCCTTCGGTATTAGGATGCGGTAGTCCCCGATATATATGATGTCGTTAGCCATCTTCCGATAAAGAGGTTCATCATCCCAACGCTCGTCATCCTTGTTGGCAAAGTAGATGGCCATGGAGATGCCGCCAAGCATAGCCATCCGCATAATAACCCGCTTGCGGTTTGCCTCAGCCCCCTTCAGTGCCGTGCCGGTGCGGTACAAACCTTGAATACGGGCATTAAGGAATGGAACCATAGGCAGGAACAGCGAGAGTATTTGGCCGGTTCTGGTCTGAGGGTTGCCCTTTCGGTTGAAGTTGACAAGGTTTAGGGCTTGATATGCGGCCTCTGTTTTGGAGCCGGTCTCACGCAAAACCGCACGATAGATAGTGTCACGGGTCGCAAGTTCTGATGCTTCGCCAACCGTCTTCAGGCCAGATATAACCTTGGGCAATATCTTTGCGGCGTTCCACTCTGGGTTCATTTTGTCCTTGAACACCTTGGCAAAGTCCCGCGTGTCTTGTCCATATGAGTAACCACCAACACCCGCAATAGCCTTCATCTCGTTAGACACACGGTCATTCGAGATGACATTCTTGAATCCTTTGATACCGCCAATGATTGGGACAAACTTCGCATCAACGGTTGCGTAGCCAGCAATATCACCCCGTATTAAGTTGGCAATCATAAAATTGGGAGCCAGCGTAATAGCATCCCGGAACACACCCGTAATCTTCTGGACCATATCCATCAGGCCGGTCAACTGAGGTGGTGAGAACGCAGACAGTGCCATGAAAACGCGGTGGTTAAAGTCAGTGATAACCCCGTTATCGTCAGTCAAGTCCATATAAACCTTCTGGCCGTTTTCATAGTAAGTAACCACAAAGTCTGAGTTCTTACCCAAAGCCTCTGGTGTTTTCTTAGCCATCTCAAGGCGTTCCATCGCCTGAAGTGCGCGGCCCATAGAGACATTCTTCAGGCCTGCACTAATCATCGCTTGGTTGTTCTTGATGACATTCTCATACAAGTCACCAATAGTCCCTTCGCGGCCAGTCAGTTCCCTGATGCCAGCATCTGGATTGTTGAACACCTGTGTTGTCCGTGGGCCGAGGATGGAGTTACGGAACATTCCCTTCTTAGTCCCATACTCCTCTTCTTCCATCATCTTGTAGTATGGAATGTAGTCGATGGACATACCGTCACGCTGTGCTTCAGAGATGACGCCGGTATCTACAAGGAACTGTAGTGTCTTCTGGTTGAAGGCGTTGTAACGGTCAAAGACATCACGGAACTCCGCGCTCTCGTAACGAAGCCCGTCAGAAATACGCTCCTGTGTAAACAGTTTATCTAGGTTAACTTGGCGTTCTTTTAGTTTATCTATCTGCGCTTGGATTTGTTTCTTTTCGCGCTTCTTCTTGGCAGTGGCAAGTTTCTGCTCAAGCAGGGCCACCCGTCTCTGCCCGTCCTGTTTGAGTGTTACAGCGCGGCGAGCCAGCGCATACATTTGAAATTCACGATACCGTTGGCCGGAGCCAATGTTCTTGAATATGGAGAGCAAACCCTCAGATGTCGGGTCAACATCCAGTTCACCCGTCTGTGGGTTGTAAGTTAGGTTGCCGTGAAGTAATGCAAACTCAGCCCGACCACTTGCGTTAGTTGCCAGTTCAGCAAACTGGAAAGCACCTTCGTTAGCCTTCTTTAGTTTGCCTGCGTTGTCGAGTTTATCTAGTTCGGCTAGTGGCTGGAACCTGTTGACTAGGTCGTCAATCCAACGGTTTGATTTGAAGTATCTGAAGAAAGGTGTGCCAATCCGCTCGATGATACCCTTCTCATCGCCACGGGCAAGCAAGTCTGCCATGCCACCTGTCTGCCCAATGCTTTGAGGGCGAGCGGCGGCGCGATTAACATTTAGGACTGCTGAAGCTCTTCCGGTAGTTCCGCTTCCAGTTCCGCTGTCCACGGCTTCGGTATCCCGTCCGGGTACGCCCAGTCCAGATAGTTCTTCCGTGTTACTGGCTGTCCCAGATGTTTCAGCAGTTCCACTATATGGTCCTGCCCACTCTGGTGCCTTAAATCTTCCGGCCTCATTTAGGACCTCCTCTCTTGCTGTATCTATATCTATACTACCATTCTTAAAACGGTTCCAGATATTCTCAATCTTGGCGACATTGGATTCCTGAGCCTTGAAGCTCGGTGTAAACAGTCCGCGAACGGCCTCCCAAGTAATGGACTGCATCTCTCTTGCCAGCACACCCCGGCGGTCAGCCGCTCTGCGATATGCCTCAGCATACACACCATAAAGCCCTTGAACTCCTGTGTTCTTGGAGTTTGCTGTACCGGGTCGGCCTTTGACCGATGTCGAGCCAAAGTTATGGTCTACTTCAATTGAGATTGACGAGAGCGGTTTGAGGAGCGCGGCGGCAACAGCGTGGGTGTCGATGGTCACATCACCTGATTGTGAGTTAGGGGCAATGATGTTGTTAAAGAAACTGCGGATTTTGTTCTTGAAGCCCATGCCTGCACTAATATCTTGTGGGCGGTCCATAGCATCTACTGCTTTGGCTATCTCATTCAGGCTTCCCCATCCCGTTTTCTTTGGTTGACCGTTCTTCGTTTTGGCAACGCCCATAAAGTCCCCTTCAGGGGAGACTACCTGATGGCTACGGTCATTGTATGTTTCATCATAAATGCGTATCCACATAGCCTGATAGATAGGCTGGTCCTCAAGCATTTGCAGACTACCAAGCGAGGTGTCGTTTCTACCAGTCTTTCCAGAAATGTAGTCCAGCATGTCTTTATACTTCGCCGCCCCGAAAATCTTATTGGCGGTTTCCATCATCTCTGGTGTGAAGGTGAAGTCTGCCTTGTTCGTTTTGATATCAATGATGCGTTCAGCGAGGGAGACATTCATAAACCAGTCTTTTTGTGGACTAGTCGCCGCCATCACTGCCGCCACTACCCGTGGTGGTACGCCAAATCTCTTTGCAAAACTGTTGGCAATCTTATTTGCACCAAGATACCACCGCTTAGAACGCTCACGGAAGTTGGCATCAACTCCGTCAAATATAAACACAAGGTTATCAGCAAGGCGGTTTATAAACTTCTCAACAATAAGCCGGTCACCACCACGCAACTCTTTCTTACTAAGTGCGTTGTAGTCTCTAATCAAAGCCGCTGTCTTAGCGAGAACCTTTGGGTTATCGACAATCTGTTCAATGCCAACCTGAAGCGTTTCTGCCAGCGGGTCTTCTTGGGCTTTTGCCCCTGCCGGGAACCGGGTACTAATCCTGTCCCCGTCAAGGCTGTTTACACCAAGCACAACACTTGCCCGGTCTGCGACCTCTTGCTCCTCCATAACTGGGGTTTCAAAGCCCCGCTGGTCAAAACGCTGTGCGGTTCTTCCAGTGCTAACATCCCGCATCACATCGCCAAGATTGCGGAATCCGCGACCTCTCATAGCGTTAAACAATCGAGGCAAGAACTTAGAAACAAAGTTAAAGAAACGCTTTACCGCACCACCCATACTTGGGACGCTACGGCCTGCTCTACGGGCTTGGTCGTAGGCTTGGAAGGTGTACGCCGCCAGTTCACCAGCGGTCATCTGCCGGTCCTGAATCTGTGCATATAGATTTGGCGCAAGTTTCTTTAAGAGTTTGGCCGCACGGGTTTTGCTTGGCGTTACAATGCGACCCGGCTGGCCGAAGTGTGCATTGAGGATAGCCTCAGCACCCTTGTCGTATGCAGAGAAATAATCCTGTAGCGTGTGGAAGGCTTCGTGCGCGGCAGTGGAGCGGACGGTCTCGGCATCCAACCCAAGGGCCAACTGTATCATACCGTTTACACGCTCTGATGTGCGGCGAGTATTTAGACCGGCAACCTGTGTGCCAGTTCCTCCGCTTGCCTCTGCCACGGCGGCATCAGCAAACAGTTTGTCCATGAACTTGACTGTATGGTCAGCGTTCTGGGGAAGAATTTCGTTCAGGATTTTAGCGGCGTCAAAAGCAACGATGACCTGATTAACAGTAAGGGACCGGTCTGTAATCGCTTGCTCAAGGGTATTAGCAATGCGCTCACCCTGCTTACCCTGCTGTCGCAGTTCATCAATCCGTGCGGCAATACGGTCTTTAGCGGCCTGCACTTCCTCACGGGGTATTCTTGGACGCTCTTGTGTCTGCTCAGTTGCAGTGGTCTGTTGTTGTTGCCCTGTAGCGGCTGAGGCACGGATGGAGTTTAGGGCCACCTCTTCAGAGATAACGCCTTCGTCAACAAGTTGTTGTAGGGAGTCAGGGTCTCCACGCTGAACACCCATATCCTCACGGAGAATGTTCACTGCTTTCTTTTGGTCACTCTTCTTCAAACCCTCTAAGAGGCTGTTAACCTCCGAGCCTTGAACATACTCACCAAACTTATCAACCTCTTGCCATCCAGTCGGGATTGATTCGTTAGTGTATTTATCTGGGTCATACATGAGATAACGACTAGACTGACCGTCATTCACCTCAATTAAGGGATATGTGGTTTCATACCCAAACTTCTCCGGTGCCTTGTCTTGACGCCGTGATGGATTGCGGGGGTCGTATGCAGATACAGTCTGTGTTTTCCAAGTACCGCCTTGATTGGTTTCTTCAAGTGACTGAACCTCTGGCATAGTATCAAAGGCCTGCTCATACTCACTATCTGTGATTAGGCCTTCATCGTAATACTGGTCGAATACCTTGAAGTTTCTTTCGTTTATGGCCTGAGTAAGGGTTGCTTTCTGATTTTGATTAAGTCCCTTAACGCTATTAACCCACTCTGTTTGACCCAGTTTCTGTGGGGCTGGCTCAGTCTGAACTGGTGTTTCTGCTGGTGCCGGTGTAGCGGCAGGCTGTGCTGGGGCTGGGATTGGTGCCGGTGTTGTGTCGGTTTCTGGCTCAACGCGAGACATCTGTTCGAGTTGAGTTCTTACATCAATTTCTTGCTGTTGTGTCGCGTCAGGCCCAAGGAACTGCTTAATTGCTTCCCCAAGTTCCCTGTTGGTGCGGGTAACGGCACCCTTGAGGGCGGCTTTTTTCGGGGCATTGTCGCTTGCCTGTTCTGCCGCTTGGCGGTCTTGGGCTTGTCTGAATTTCTCAAACTTTGCAATTACCGGCTGTGGGATTTCGGCTGGCGCAGGCTTTTGTTCCTGCACCTCAACAGCCGGGGATGACTGTTCCTGCTGTCGGCGGCTTACAATACGAGGTAACAGTTTACCAATTTCGTCAGCCTTGCGTTCAGTTGTGATGCCGCTATTATCTACAATATCCCCAAGAAGAGGGTCGAGACCACGGTTTTGATTTGCCCAAGAAATAACCTCACCGTCTGTTAGCGACACCTGACCAGCACCGGTGTCGTATATTTTACGGCGTGGTTCACCTTGAGACTCACGGTTCATTGCCGCGTCACGGCGGTCAATTAAAGGCTTTAACTGCTCTGCCTTTTGTTCGTCTGTAAGAGTATTGTCAGCCCTGATATTAGCAATCTGCTGTGTAACCGCATCTAACTGTGGGTCAATCGCTGGGGCTGGTAGGAGAGTTCTTGGGTCAGGTTGACCAGCCATAGACTGTTCAACAAGTTCACGGCCACCCTGCTCAATGTCGGTTCGGACTGTTGTAATATCTTGGCCGAGTTGCTGGTCGCGCTCTGTTTTTTCTCTGGCCTCACGGCTTGCAGGACTTTCACCGGTGATGGCGGCTGTAGTTCCGCTAAATACCTTACCACCAATAGCACCACGCAAACCGGCGTCAAAAATGCGCTCAAGGTTTTCGTCACTAAAGAACTCACGAACAGATGGGTCTTTATATAGTTCAGCAACAATTACTTGATTGGCTTCCTGAGTTCCTTCGGTGAGGCCTTCAACAACTGCACCCTTACCGCCTTCAATCATAAACCGGGCAAATAGGCCTCGCGCTACTTCATCTCTACCTTCTTTAGATAGCTTTGAAGCTATACCAGCGGGGAGAATAGAATCCAGTGATGCGTTGAAGATGCCAACACCAAGGGCAACAGCGGCGTTAGGGTCGTCAGTTACCTCAAGCAATGAGCCATATGCTTCAGGGACCGTCTGAACACCGGAGCCAATAAAGGAACCGCCGACAATACCCTGTAGCTGTCCCTTTCGAGTTTGCTTTGTGATAAACTTTTTGGCCTGCTCTTCTGCCATGTCCTGAGCGAGGTCAACCGCTTTCTTCTTCGCAACCTCCTTACCGATAAACCCACCGACACCACCGCCCAGTAGCGATGTAACGATTGAGGGGGCGAGTTGACCAAGGCTTTCACCGGCATACAGTGCCGCATCGCCAAACCCATCAATGTCCTTATAAGTGGGAACGATGGATGGGGCTTCTTTGTTGAGGGTTTCTTCTCGCTCAAGGTATTCTTTGATGTTTCTGTCGCGGAACTCCTCTGCACCCACGATGTCCCCAGCCAGAGCGGGGAGCAAGTCAGCAATAAGGCTGTAAGACTGTTTGGTTCCACGGTACAGGCCGCGACCTACAGAACCAAGGAACCCTGTCTCATCCTTAATCTTCTGGCGGCGGTCTGCTTCCTCTTGCTCCATCTTTTGGGCGTAGGAGGTCTCAAGTTGGGCAACGGTTTTGTCGGGGTGATATTTACTTCTGTACGCTTCAATAAGCACTTCATCCGGCTTATTGTCATACATAGGATATTGCTCGCGTAGAGCATCAATAAGAGCCATTGGCTAAATCCTATTAGTTAATACCCAGAGGGTCTGCGTTTTGGCTTGGCGCACCAGAAACATTGCCGCCGTACAAGGACATCATTGAGTTCTCATGATATTGGCGATATTGGTTAAGAGTATACTCATCCCCGTTTGCTGGCTTGACGCCCGGAATAGGTGTCTGGTTGTTGTAGTCTGCTTCAGCCAAGGTCACAGCGGCTGAGGTAATAGCCGCATACGGCGTTCTATCCTTGGTGTTCGATGAACCAAGGACAAACGCCTTTGCTGTATCTTCACCAAACCTCTCGGCAATAGAGTCCAAATATTCAACAGCGGCGGCGGGCTTTTCTGCGGCAATCCGGGAGATTGCGTTGCGCTCCATTTCGTTTGACAAGCCCCAAACATTACTGAGTGCGTCAAGTCTCTGGCCGGTCTGGGCAAGCCGCAAATTACCTTGATTGATTTCAAGGTTGCCTTGAGCGATGTCAATCTTTGCCCAGCCTTGGTCAATACCAGCATCTGATGCACGGATATTTGCGTCTGCTGTTTCTTCCTTTAGGTTGAAGTCACGGTCTGCAATAGCGGCGTCCAAACGCATCCGATTATCATCAATGTTAGACATTGTGACTTTGTTGTCCGCTTCAAGGGAGGACTGTTCAATCTGCGAGATGGTTGAGAACATCTTCTCTTTGATGCCATACTTTGCCTTTGCCAAGTCAACGGTGGCACCGTATTTCTTGAGAAGATTTTCCTTGGCCTCTTTGTTAAGGGTATCGAAAGTTGCGATACCCTTTTTGCCAGCCTGCCCTAAAGCGCGGAAGAAGTTGGCCTCGTTAGTTGTGGCGAGTTCAATGCCAGCGTCAATGACAGCCTTCCAGATACGGTTCTCAGGCTTAGTAGAGTTCTGGTCGTACTGGTCAATCAACTTCTGCATAGCGGTAGAGACAGCATCAAACTCTGTCTGCAATTCGTTTACACGACCCTTTTGTGCCTCGTTAAAGGTCTTAGTTCTATTTGCAATGTCCTGACGAAGTGCTGTGTTTTCTTCTATAAGGGTCTTCGCCATATTTTCGGCGGTGGCGTCATTATACTGCTTGTCAGTTCCACTACCGCTTGTCTGGTTGTTGTTGCCGCGTTGGGTGTTGCGGATACCACTGCCTTGATTTTGGTTGTTATCCTGACCGGTGGTGATGCCTGACCCCTTGTTGACAGTCATGTCCTCGTTCAAGTCAATGCCAAGGGTAGACATGATTTGACCGGCGATGGTGTTCTGTAGATTACTCTTTTGACCCGGCTTATCACGCAACGCTTTAGTCCGGTTGAGCATGTCGTCAAGCCCACTGCTGATTTCGTCAAGACTTTTAGGTTTTACAGCAGGCTTGTTATCGTCAGATGAGCCGGGAATATTTAGATTGATTGTAAATGGTGCTGGCGTGGTTTGCCCGGAACCATTGCCCGTTGACACTTGACTACCCGTTGCAGATGCATTGGTAACCCCACCGCTTGCGGTTTGGCTACCGGTTGAAGTTTGTCCGCTAGACGGCTGTGTAAACGCGGTAGAATATGGGTTGGACGGGAAGTCATCTGCTGTAATCCCTGTTCCCTCACCATCCTTGCCAGCAAGGTTTGACGGGTCCATGTTACCACCGCCGGGAAACAGTGCGTTCAACTGACTGTTAAAAAGGGCTTCATCTTCGGCGGTATAATCACTCGCGTCATATGGCATTTCTGAGAAGTCAGAAACAGCCGGTGGTTGAGTGTTGGAAGTGGACACAACAGGTGGCGTGTTCCTTTGTGCTGTCAACTGACCATACTTTTGGTTAGCATACCGCTTCACATCAGCACCGTAAGTGTCGATGACACTTGAATCCGTTGCCATCTTCTCAAGGCCGCGCATATCGCCGTTAGCAATCATCTGGTCAACAATTGCAAACCCTTGGCGGCTACCGGGCTGTCCACCAATATTCATCCGCGCAATACCCTGTGGCTCTCGCACAGGGACATTCTTGGTTTGAGGGGGTTGTGGTGCTGGCTGAGGCTCGACTTGGGCTTGGCCGTCCATCATTTGTGCTTGGATAACCTGTGCCTGCTTCTGTTGTTCTGCCATTGCGGCTTGACGCATATGCTGGCGGCGGTTGATTTCTGCTACAATAAACTGGCTAGGGATTTTGTCTGGACGCCGTAGCATCGCCATGAGTTGGTCGTCTGAGGCTTTACCGAGGACTGCATTATACTGTGCTGGGTTTATCATTATTCAGTCCCCTAACTAAACAGGTTGGCCATTGAGAAACCGCCTGTACCAAAGCCGCCGCCCTGCCCGTAAATACCAAGACCAGCAAGACCTAATCCTGCAATAGACTGAAGAGGTGAGGGGCCGGGTGGGCCATATGTTGTCTGGGTCATTGGCATTGGCGCACCCTGAAGGATGTTTGCCATATAATTGACTTGCTCCATCGGGTAGTTCTTCTGAGCAAGGAAGTCTTGGTAGGCTAGGTCCAGTCCAGACTGGCCCATTTGCTGTTGCATCGCACCAATGCCCTGAAGGGCTTGATTTTGCTGTAGAGCAAGTGCTTGGTCTTTGGCGGCAAGGTTGCCGATGCCAGCCGCGCCCTGCAATGTAGCGTTTACATTCTGTTGGTTGGCTGTTAGCCCTGACGCTTGATTTAATTTATCAGCGGTAAGTTCTCTGTTTGCATCAGCATCAAACATCTTTGCACCAGACTCGTATGCGGCGGCAAGTTGTTTTGCCTCCATGTCGGCAAGCCGGTCCTGCAAGTTGGACTGTGCCTCAGAGTTTTCAATGAAACGGCGCGAATTATCTCCAAATGCCCCAGCGGCAACTTGATTAGCCGCTCTCTTTTGTGCCGCAATATCTTCAGCGTCAAAGATGCGCTGTCTTGCCCTGTCTAAGACATTGTCTGTATATGGGTTCATATACTGCGCGGCAGTTGCGCTATCAAACTGCTGGGCTTGGACTTGCTGTGGGTTATATGTCTGAAGACCCATAATCCCAGACATGGCGGCATCAAGGTTACCTTGGTTTTTGCCTTGCAGATTTTTGATATCCTGCATTGCATCCAATTGGTCTTGATTAAACCCTTCGATGCGCTGGCCCTGATATGCCTGATACGGTGCATCAGTTACATCCTCAGCCTTCTGGAGGTTCTTTTTTAGAGGGTCAAGAATGTAGTCAGGTAATTGCTGAACTACAGTCGATGACTGAGGTGATGAAGATTGACAGAGAAATCCCATTTTTTAATCCCACAAAAACTTTGTTGTGTCTCCTGCTATGACAGTTGTCCCAAGAGGCTTGCCAATGCGTCTAAACAACTTTGACTTTCTCTCCTCATCGACAGGCCCAAAGTTGGCCATCAAAAGCGGGAGACGCCCTTGCTCTGCAATCTTCTTTGCTTGATTAACAAGCATGAAGAATGCCCTTGTTTTTCTTGCTTCCTTGGAAACATATGTGAAGGCATCCATCAGGGCGGCGTCATCAGACCACCAGAAACCGCCGATTTTCAGCCCCATAACTGCACAGGGCTGACCGTGGTTCTCCACAATTAAAATAACACCATTGTCTAGTGTGGTGCGTACATGGCGTTCAACCTTATCTGGATTAAGGGAACCCATACGATGCTCCTGATACATCTGCATCAAGAGAGAAAAGATGATGTGCGTGTCGTCTTCTGTTGCGCTACGCAGAGCGAGTTCTGTTGGCATACTTCTTTAACGCGGCCTTCCTCTCCCTTTCGAGAGTTTTAATCCCCGCGCTGTAACTGCCATTGCCCTCCGCAAGTACCTGTTCGTAAGGTAGGACATACTCTTTATTAGATAGCATAAACGGCCCTACAAGGTCGTCTTTCGGGCCACCAGCACCCTTTACTTCTCCAGCCTTGAGCCGAGGTATACCGCCAGATTTCATCTGTGGGTCCTGAACACCGGGCATTGAGGAGAAGAACATATATTCTGAATCACCGGGACTTTGCCCATACTTAGTAAGGTCAGGGTAAGACACACTTATGGGTGTTGGGTTTCGGGTAAATTTATTCTTATCCTCAACCTCATCCTCGTCTGTGTCTTCAACCTTTTCACATGACTGTGTTTCTTGATTGAACTTATACCCTTCAGGGCATGGGTCCAGCGGTGTCTTTTCAACAGTCTGTTCATCGTCATTTTTGTCCGGTGGGGGATTAACCAAGTCTTGGAACGGACCGTCATAATCCGGGTCTGGCATACCAGTGTAAGTCGTAAAACCACTTTTTCCAACATTGATAGTGCCACCATTTGGCGTAGTTATACTCATCCCCAAACCGTCATCTGACAAACTCACGCTATTAGGGTTTTTTCCAGCATAACCAAGGATGTCACTCATTTCGCCAAGGACATCATCCTGCGCTGAATTTGGGCCTGATTTTTTTTTACCAAAAATACTGTTCAACACATTCATCACAGGTGACATGCCGAATAAGCTCTTGATTCCTTGACTTATTTTTGTCCCCGGCGATTTCATCTTGTTTGCAAAAAAATTGTCAAACGCCTGTGTTGGTGCCTTACTACCCCCACCCACAAACACATCATTAAAACCAGCGAGAACATTTGGGTCGTTATTAGGATTGTAAAACTGGCCCAACTCAGTAACCTGACTTACCGTGCCGGTGAACTTACCATCCTTATCATAACCGGCATCGTTTGATTCACCGACAAAACTACTTGGCGCAAGGCCTTGTGTTCCATCTGCCTGTGCGGCTTGGTCACCACCAATACCAGAATAGTCATCACCCTCATCATAAAAGGACATAATG